TCAGGGGGATTTGGCCATCACACCCCGTACGGTTTCCTGCCTAGGCTCGTCCTGGGCGCGTCCTCCCGCTGTAGCTTGGCGGCATTAGGGGCAAAAGGGCGCTAAAGAAATGGTCTAGCCGGCTCACCTGGTCGATAACAGGAACCCTTCGGGGGGGGAGCATACCCTTACAAGCCAATGCGCCAGTGGCACCACGATGCCGTAGGCGTAGAAAATTTACAATCCTCGTGTTCTACGGGTTATTTCTTAGGAAATCGTCCACGTTGCTCCTCTCGTTCAGAGGCTAGGGCGGGCGTTCGGGCCATATCGGACGCAGCGGCGATTCGTTCGCAGGTGCGGTAGCGGTTTCTACTGAGTGTCGGTCTCTTCCTCCGGCCCTTCGGTTTTCAGGTAAGAAAACCAGTGGTCCAACCAGTACATACACCACTTTCCGGGAGTCTACCTACTGCTCCCATAGTGATCTGGGGCTGGCATCCTCTGCCGTCATATACCCAACGCAGACAACGAAATGACAACAAAGATTTGGGATATGGCTCTGGACGTTTACGTCCAACAACCTCAAGTGGACCTTGGGCAGGCCCTTGTTGCATTAATGCTCACTCTCGACTCGTTTCTCCGCGACTTGGCTTGGTGGATACCAAGCGCGGTTTTACGAGGGTTCCTGAATGGCGTGCTTGGCATAACGTTCTCCGGCGTCTGGTGGTTCGAATTTTCCCCTTGGGCTTTTTACCTGATTTGGCTCCCTGCAGCCACTTCAAGGTATGTGCTCTTCGTGTGGGGTTTCGGCAGACTGCTCCGCGAGTTCGCCTACTGGTTGTGGATTCTGGTCTTGAGGCGTACAACTCTGGGGTGGCTCCTGGAGTTATCGGCTGCTTGGCTATTGAGAGGTTCGTTAGCCCCTCCGCCTGTGCTTCGGGCGGATGAAGTGCCTGGTCTGGCAACAGACAAAGGTGAGAACAGGGCGCACATCCTTGGTATGGGATTTGCGCAAGAAGCAAATGTGGCGCATGCCAGCGTCGCGGCGGGCGGGTTAACACCCTCCCGGCATCGGGGGCGGTCTGTTTGGACTAACAGACTGCAAGCTTATCTCGGCGGGCGTCCGGGTGTCGTAGGTGATCTTGTCAACAGGCGGTGGAAACCAGACCTCCCTGAAGACTCGAGACCCTTGGCAGCTAACGCACTGCTGGGTTTGCTTGACCTCGAAGCGAAGCTCCTTGGTGGCGGAGTGTTACCATCCACAGGTGACAGCGTCGAGGTTTTCCTCGTCGTGGAGACCGCTAAGGGACGATGTGTCGTCGCCCCCACGCTCCTTGCTCACCTGTCCCTCTACGCGTGCTTTCGCCCGCGCTCCCAAGACCTTCTCGCCGGACTTCGGTCACGTGCAAGGGAATGGTTCGCGGAGAAGGAGATTTCGGCTTTGGCAGCCGCTTTTGTGCTACCCGACACGGTGGCCCTCTCCTTCTCCCCCACCGCTCCTGAGAAACTTGCTAGCGAGCGTCTGGATGCGTTTGAGGTTCCACCCTCGGCCTAGGAGGGCCCGGTAGGCATTCCAGGGTTGTGCTGGGGGACACCTCCCCCGGTTTCAACTGGTGTCCTAGACACCCGGAAGGTCGACTGGGCTTCCTGTAGTTCGAGTCGCAGGTGCATGCGGACGGCTTACATCGCCCCGGTGGCAGGGGTTTTTGTGCCAATGTGTAACCGTCCGTGTCCGCACAACGAGGTGACCGCTCTTGCCATGCGGTCAATGGGAGAGGTTCCGCCCGAGGTCTTCGGGCCTGTGTCTGCGCAATCCCGTGCAGTTTGGAGCGAGGTTCGCAACTTCGCTCGCAGGTACAGAGAAGGAGCCTGGTCCTGGAGAGACACTGCCGCGAGTTACTCGGGAACTCTGCAGCGGCGTTACCTAGAGGCCGCAAGGTCCCTTGAGGAAGATGGTCTGTCCGGCTACCAAGACTGGACCATTAGGGCATTCCTCAAGACAGAGAAAAACCGCCAGCCAGGCAAAGCCATAAAGCCCAGGCTGATCTATCCCCGCTCTCCTCGATACAATTTGGAGGTGGCTTCGCGGTTGAAACCCTTTGAGCACTGGCTGTGGGGCCGGCTCCAAGGTTCTGTTCTAGGTTGTGGCGTCTCAAGACTCGTTGCGAAAGGTTTGAACCCGAGGCAGCGCGCCAACCTCATCGGGAGAAAGTTTGCGAACTTCCGTGAGTGCGTTTGCTTCGAGGCGGATGGGAAGGCGTTTGAAGCCCACGTGGGTCAAGCTTCTCTGGTTGAGGAACACAAGGTCTATGCAGCTGGGTTTCCTGGCGACCGGAGACTTCAGTTCCTACTTTCAAAACAACTGGAACTACGTGGTACGGCTTCGTGCGGTGCGAAGTTTTCGAGAGAAGGAGGTAGGGCCAGTGGTGACTTCAACACCGGCATGGGCAACTCTTTGATCTTTTTGGTCGAGGTTGTTGCCGCCCTACGCGCTTTTGCCCTCTCAAACTTCGACGTGCTGGTGGATGGTGACAACGTTCTGGTCTTTCTCGAAAGGTCAGAGTCTGGCCCCGTGTTGGAGGGGTTCAGCGATTCCATCAAATCCAGTAGCGGTCACGAAGTTCTGTTAGAACGGCCTGCCTATCGTTTGGAAGACGTGCGGTTTGGGGGATCCGCACCCATGGACCTGGGGGAAGGTCGTGGGTGGGTCATGGTGCGCGAACACCATCGTGTCATCTCTGGGGCTTTCTCCTCTCATATCTACCTGAGAGAGCCCGTTTTCGCCAGAGAGTGGATGGTGGGTGTCGCCATGTGCGAGCTTTCGCAAGCTCGCGGGGTCCCCATTTTGCAGGCCTTCTTCGTCAACGCGCTTAGGAATCTTGGACGTGTGCGGCGCGTCCGGGCGCATCCCCATAGGGAGGCCCTTTCTCTAGGTGCGTGGTTTGCTACCGAGGAC